ATGTGGTTGTTACAGTGAATGTGTCCGCAGTGAGTTTAGTCACGGTGAATTGACCGTCAGCCGCTGTTCCACTTGTGAAGTCCAAATAAACCGAATCACCCGTTTTCAGCTTGTGAGCAATGGAAGTAACCGTTAGAGTGGTCGTGCCGCTTTGGGCATAAGTACCCGTGAAGCTAAACACACCCGTCAAAGCCCCAACAGAGTCCACAGCATAGATTTTTTTCAGCCCCGCAGCAAACAGTTTTGTAGTCCCGCTTTGGTCTTTGGCAGAAATGATTGAGGTCAAATCTTCCGCAGCCGCAGCCGAGAAGTTGGCCTCAGATGGAAATGCCCCGTATCCCGCAGTTACCGGATAACAGTTTTTTGCAACCGTCAATGCCCCCGTCAACCCCGGTTGATCGGGGAGCCATTCACCTAATGCGATTCTTTGAGTAGGCATCATCCATTCCTTAACCAATCATTTGAACCCGTTGAAGTGTCTGTCCATGTATTTCCCGATGTTCCCACATCTGTCCATGTATTCGCGTCAGCGGTTACGGTTGTCCATGTATTCCCACCAACACTCACATCAGTCCATGTGTTTGAGTCTGCCGCAACATTTGACCAATTGTCACCCAATCGGATGCCAATGCAAGAAATCGTCACCGTCCCGCTAACACTCATCTGCGCTTGAAATGTCACCGATGGCACAGCAGAAACAGTAGCTGTTCCCTCAAGAATACCCGCAGCACTCGATACCAACCCACCGAGAGCCGAGACGCTAGAAGTCCCATTGATCGACCCGCTTGAGGTTTGGATTCTGATTGCCGCAGCCGAGACCGTAGCCGCACCGGACAAACTAGCCGCGCCTTGTCTGACCCTAAACCCGTCACCAACAATTGATGCCGAGCCGGAGACCGATGCACCACTTGAGAAGATGCCGGTTCCAGCCGCTAAAACGGTCGCTATGCCACTGATCGAACCCGAGCCTAACCTTACCCTTACCCCGTCTCCCGAGACCGTTCCAAGCCCCGTAATCGATGCACTCGAAACATAGGTGACTTGTGAGTCGGAAGTAGATGATGCGTCACCGCTGACAGATGCGCTTGAGTTCCTTACGCGAATGTAAGTAATCTGCGTTTGTGCGTCACCACTAACAGACGATGCCCCCGCCAATACCGCTACGGGGCTTGCGTTGACTGACCCCGCACCCGATGCGGATGCCGCCGCTTCAATGATGCAGACATTTGCATCAGTCCAAACGGTTGAATCAAGCGAGAAGGCTAGACTATCGATGCTCCCAAATAGGTCTAGCTGTTCAAGCGTGAATGGGCCACAAACATCTGCCATTACGCAAAGGTGACAGTCAGTGAACCACTAGCGATCTTGAACACATCGCCCGTGTCGATTGTTTTGGAAGTGGTCAAAGCACCATGTACCAACAGATTGCCAGTAGTAAGAGCGTCAAAGATACCGAAGTGAGTGATGGTTCCCCATGCTCCACCAGCTTGCGGGAAATTGATATCTGCACTAGTGCTAGAAGCACCATTAGAGGGAGCAGCAAAAGTAGCAGACTGACGAGCGTAACTTGTACCACTGCACTCAGTACCACTACCAGCATCTGTAGGGTCACTCGTAAACAGTGCAACATAGACAGTTGTAGGTGCTGTGTAGCCAGTTGCGCGGAGAACTTCATTGATTAGAGCATTCTCAAGATAGTTAGACATTGCAGCCATTTTTTACCTCTTTGATAAAGTCATTGCGAGTGGAACACCCGAGTATTGAGCAGATTCATCCGATCTAACCAATGTGTCGATTGCCCTTTGATACATGGTAGCCCATGTCTGAATTCGTGCATCGTTCATGATGTATGGTTCTGCTTCCAACAATGCCGCATAAAGCAAAGCATCGGGAGAGTTAGCCATAAACGCATTACTTGAATTTCCGCTTGATAGGAATGTCGGAGCAGAGTAATACAGCAGTTGAACCGTGTATGTGTTGTCCGGCATTGGGGCTAACTGAAACTCAGTCGCCAAAATTGTGTAGTTCAACGGTTTACCGCGAACATGAGAATCTGTGTTCCGAATGAACACCGATGGAGACAGATAGGTCAATGGTTGCGGAGGGTTCCCCGTTACATAGAAGTCTCTAGCCTCAAGAAAGTCTGACGGTATTTCTACCGTTCCATCCCCACTAGTCGTAGTGGTGGTTACTGATTTGAGCATTTGCCGAATGCGGAGTTCTCTGCGAAGCCTCAGTTCTGCAAACCGAATGAAGTCGGGAATCTGATCGGTCAAGTCACTACGGGCCAAATAATTGGCTACCGCTGTACTGAGTTCAGAGAATGTCGCAATGCTCATACTCGCCCCGGTCTAGTTCTGAAAAAACGATTGTCCGGACTGTTTAGGAATTCTTTGAATTTCTTTTCATCCACTACCGCAAAGCCTCTCATGATGCCTTTTGCGTTTAGATCGTCAATCACTGTTAAAGGAATTGAAGCAACCTTGTTGCCAAACATATCATCCGACCATCTTGCGCGTTCATCGTAGGAATTGAATTCCTTTAGATTTTGCTCAATGTTTGCCGTTATGTCTTGGCGTGTTTCAACGATGATGCCGCCTTCGCCATCGGCGTGGGCAACAGATTGACGAAACTGTGTCATAGAAAAACCCCCATGCGGTTAAACATGGGGGCATTCACTCTTAGGGAGTCAAGTCAGCAATGATGCCGTGGGCAGCTTCGTTGTTCACTTGCAAGGTGTATTCCACCAACAACTGAGTCACTTCCGCGTCACCCGTCTTAGCCAACTCGTTGGTTTGGAAGGGGCGCAGATAGGCCACAGATGCCATGTCGGTATCCAACACAAATGCGGTTTCATCGCAGTTATTGGTAGAGGTCATGAAGCGATTAGGCACAACAGAGATCGTGCCGAAGTCGCTCAGATACACATCAGCAGCACCGATGATGGTGGTGGGTGCATCAGCCGGAGCCATGAAGCGTTGAGCAGCGATACCGGTGAAGGCAGAGACCAACTGCTTGTGAGCAGGGTTCACCATCAACACTTTGGGATTGCCGCCGGAGGCATACACCTCTTTGACCACAGTTTTCAAAGTGGCCTCATCAAAGGTGCGGTTAGTGCCGTTGGTACGAGTGGTCGTGCCGCTTGCGCCAGCAACACCGCTTGTGCCAAAGTCACCGTTGGTCGCCAACCATGTTTGCAAACCACCCAATTTACGAGCAGTGCTTGAGTTACCGTTCGTGCTTGCTTGGTTAGACAACAGAGTCGTTTCCATGTCGCGCTTGATCTCAGCGGAGGCTTTAGCCAATTGGTAAGCCTTCTCAGACTTACGACCAGCTTTGTCCACAGCTTCCAAAGTGCCGGAGATTTTCACGGTCTTTTGGCTGATCTGACACTTGTTGCCCACGCGAGTGGTTACGCCGATGGTGGCATCAGATGCCGTGTCGCCTTCGACTGCTGCGTTGGTCAAGACGGCAGATGCGAGAGCATCGGTTTGCCATTCGTGATTGGTAGCGGTTGCTTTGGCTTTACCGATGGACGACATGAAAGGCGTGTCGGTGGGAGAGATCGAGTAGATCACATCGGACAAGTCTTCGCGTTGACCGATAGAGGTGTAGGTTTGATAAGTTGCCATGATTTAATCCTTGAGTTAAACGAACCGTTCAAACGCACTTGCGGCATCCCGAACTTTTCCGGTCTTACGCAATTGCGCCACTGCTTTTTTGTGCTGTTCTTGATTGTCTCTCGGTTGAGATACACCGCTTTTCATCATTCGGGGTGCTTCGGTTACCCTTTTGGATAACTCCGGCTTGCCCTTTTGCAATGCAGCGTACTTCATGCCATGAAACAAACTGAGTACAGCGCGAGAATCATAGACATTGGCTAACTCTTGGTCTGTCCACCCTATCGACTTGGCGTAGTCCCGAATATCCTTTCGGATTTGGTCGCCAGTCTTTGGGTCTGCGTATCCCGGTATAGATGAAGAAAGTTTTTGGCTTTCTTGAGCAATGTGGCTTTGGAGTTTTTCAGAATGCTCCGCTTGTTGCTGTTGGGCAATGCGTTGCTGTTCTGCCTTCAAAACCGCAAGTTGTTCCTTGCGTTGCTGCTGTTCTGCTACCTTGACTGCATACCCAATAGGGTCACTTTCCTTTAGAGCCTCCAAGTTCTCGCCCTTCGTTTGCTGACTTAGGAATTGTTCCATCATCTGCAAGCGTTGAGCATACTGATCTCTTAACTTGTTTGCTTC